ATACAGTCGAAAGTTCTTGCCAATACGGATAGTGGATTTAGTATTGTTGATTGGACGTATAGTACAACTAGCAACACTGTCGGGCACGGACTAAGCTCTGCGCCAGAAATGATACTTGTAAAAGGGTACGATTCAAGCTCCAGTTTAGAATGGATTGTTTGGCACAAAGCCATTGGAACTATGGCCAATAGAAAGTACCTAAAGCTAAATGAAAACATTACTACAGCCACAGGGACAAACGCCATATGGGGAGACTCAGATCCTACAACTACAGTGTTTGGGCAGGGATCAGGGTTAGCTTTTGATGGTGACGGATGTATTGCCTACTGCTTCCACAGTGTCGATGGTTTCAGTAAATTCGGTAGTTTTGAAGGTAACGAAGAGGCTGGGCAATCCGACGGAGCCTTTGTATACACAGGGTTTGCTCCTGCTTTTGTTATGATTAAAAACTTCGACAGTGCGGCTAATTGGATTATTCTCGATAATAAGCGGCCTAATACAAGTGGGTCAGCATTTAACCCTAAAGATACAAGTTCCGGTTTGTATCCTGACTCATCAAGCGCAGAAAGCACTGATGCTACATATCGGGGCGACTTTTTTTCAAATGGTTTTTCTGTTGCTTCAGGCTCAACAGCGTGGAACAACGGAAACAATACATTTCTTTTTATGGCATTTGGTGAGACACCATTCAAATACGGTAATGCGAGGTAATAAATAATGTGGACTTATCAAGGTCTTAGAGTAAGAGAAGGCCGGTCATGGGCTAACAGTGACGGTGTTCAGCACCCTTCAAACTGGAACATTTGGACAAATGATCAGAAGATAGCCGCAGGGTTAGCTTGGGTAGATGATCCGGTGGTGTCCGCTCCTGTGATTGATCTTGCAACACAAAAAGCAAATGCGATTGCTACGGTGAAAGCAAAAGCGGGGGATTTACTAGAAAAAACAGATTGGCAGGTCATAAAGGCTACAGAAGTGTCGGACTATACTGTCCCATCTGAAGTGACCACCTATCGTGCGGCAGTGCGTACTGCAAGTAATACTATTGAGAGTGCGATTAACAATGCGGCGGATCAAGCGGCATTTAATGCTTTAAGTGATGCTCCTGTTGATGAAAACGGAGATCCTACTGGCAATGCCCCAATAGACGATTGGCCTGACGAAATCTAATGATGGACTCGACGCAAAGCCAACTAGAAAAGCACGAGGCTGAATGCGCTATCCGCTACCAGTATGTACAGGATAGTTTGCAGTCATTGGATAAGCGTATGTGGCGTTTAGAAGCCATGATCATGGGATCTACACTAGCTATTGTAGGTACTGCTGTAGCGTTACTGGTCAATGTGTAATGAAGTACACGGAGCGGTGGTCAAAGAGTCGTAGAAAAATGGCTACGGGAGGACAGGTAACTCCCGGAGAACAGGCAAGAGATCTTGCTGAAGGATGGCGTCGTGCAACTCAACAGGAACCTCCCCGTTTTATTGCTGAAGCGGACCTTCCAGAGTCTTTTCGGACGGCACAGAAAGAAGGGCTTAAAATAGCAAAGCAACTATCCCAACAATTTAGGCAGGAATTTAGTGACGTAGACTTTAGTAACCCCACTTCTTTTTCTGAAGAAACACGACAGCGACTTAACGAAGCTCAAGATCGTTACCGTAGAATACAAGACGAGAGAACAAAAGATCAAAGAGCAGTGATGGAGGCGTTTACTCGTCAAAATCCCCGTGTTCAAATTGTTAAAGACGTTGCAAAAGCTAGAGCGGAGTACGAAAGAAACATCGCAAAAAACACTGAAGCCCTAGCTAAAGCAAGACAAGCGTTGCCTCAACAACCAGCCCGTGCCGCAGAGATGGTTACTTACAAAATTCGAGGAACACCTTTTAGGGCTGTGGGGACTAAAGAGAAACGAGACCAGTACATTGACGACTACAACCGCAAGCAACAGATAGCCAAACTAGAACGTCAAAAAGCCGCACGGAAAAAAAGATAATGTTCATCGAAACGATTGCCGCAATACAACTCGCTAACGAGGCAATCAGTGGTATTAAACAACTTGCAGGCCACGTTACGTCTGTCGGTCAAATGGGCAAGCACCTCACTAAGCTTGCTGATGCAGAAGAAGAGATACAGCGTAAAGCAGACGCAGGATGTATGGACCACTTCTGGGCTTTAGAAGAGATAAAGCAAAAAAATTATGAGATAAAACAAATGTTTATCTACGCCGGTCGCCCCGGCTTGTGGGAAGATTATCAGAAATTTATTAAGAACAGGAAACAACTGAAAGAAAATGAGAGAAAAAGAATTATCGCACAGAAGGCGCGTAGGAGCAAAAGAATTAAGGAATGGAGTCTTGGCATCACTATTGCCGTTGCCGCCCTTTCTGCTATTGGCATATGCAGTTACTTCCTATATTGGCTCATAAGTACGAAAGGAAGATAACGTGTGGACGGTATACGGAATAATCACCATAGCGATACAGCCCGGTATGCTACGGATAATAGACCGTAAAGAGTTTGAGAACCCGCAAGATTGTTTTAAGGAAGCAATGGTATTGATGCAAGACGCAGAAGACCCACGAGGAATGGCTTGTGTACCAATACCAGATGATAGGAAAACAGGCGTATGACAGAGCTAGAAAAGTATGACCTAAATGGTGATGGAGTCTTAGATGCTGAAGAACGTAAACTTATGCTTGAAGATCGCCGTCGCCGTATTGAAGATGATGATAAACAACGTGATCAAATTCGCGTCATGGTTTGGTACGCGCTGGCAGGAATGCTACTCTACCCGTCTGGGATCTTTCTTTGTGATCTTTTCGGCCTTAATAATGCCGCTACTATTCTTGGTAATATCTCTGGTACTTATTTTATTGCAGTTTCGGCTCTTGTAGCCAGCTTCTTCGGCTTTAGCTCAATCCAAAAGAAGGGCGATAAATAATGCTAGGTATTATTAGTTCCCTCGTAGGTCCTGCTGTCGACTTAGCAACCGGGTACGTCAAGGGCAAAGCGGAAGAGAAGAAGGCGATACAGAATGCAAAGATCAAGAAGATCGAGAACGACGCAAACTGGGAGGAAACGATGGCAAGTGCCACGAAGTCTTCTTGGAAAGACGAGTACCTCATCATCCTGCTCACACTCCCGCTTTGGCTTATTGGCTGGGCTATCGCGATGGATGACCCGTCAATGATTGAGCGTGTAAATCAAGGGTTTAAAGCCCTGCAAGAGTTACCTGAATTTTATCAGTACCTCCTTTATACGGGGGTGCTCGCCAGCTTCGGCGTCAAGGGTGCCGATGCTATAATGAAAATGCGGAAGTAAAACATGGCTGAAGAACAAAAAGATCCTACTACTGGCGACGAGCTTGCCAAGAAATTAGCTGGTCAAACAGATCAAACCGAGCTAGACGAAGGTAAGAAGATTGAAGTTAGTAAACTTGAAGACGCTACTGACGCCGACACCAAAGTTGATTACGAAAAGTTGGGCGCGGCTCCAAAAGTTAACGTGTCTTTAGGTGATGCTCCAGAGGATGTTGTTGCTCCAGAAAAACCGAAAGATGGTGCGTATGATGTAACGACTAGCACCACAACTGATAAAATTAAGGATGCAACTGCCGCTCAGTTAACAGAAGACGAACTATCAAGTGGGACAATTATTACAGATGTTCCACAGGGTCAGCTTACTGATGGTGCCATAGCAAAGGCCGCACAATCTGAAGTGCAAGACGAGCAACTTGTAAGTTACCAGTTAGGAAAGTTATACGAATCAATTGAGGATGGTAAGCCCCTGCCGTCGTGGGCCGCTGGAGCCGCCCGTGCCGCAACAGCCGTTATGCAACAGCGAGGTTTAGGTAGCAGTTCAATGGCGGCGGCGGCAACCATTCAGGCTGTAATGGAAGCAGGAACCCCCATAGCCGCCGCAGACGCCGCTGAGTATTCTAAGCTAAATATTGCTAATTTAAATGCGAGACAGCAGGCTGTTTTACAAAACGCTAACGCTGTTGCCGCGATGGATATGGCAAACTTAGATGCCCGAATGAAAGCGGCAGTACAAAACGCTCAATCCTTTTTAGCTATCGATTTAAAAAATCTCGATAATGAACAGTCCACGGCAGTTTTAAACTACCAAGGACAACTACAAGCACTCTTTACAGATGCCGCCGCAGAAAACGCAACACAACAATTTAATGCGAAGACTCAACAGCAGGTTGACGAATTCTTCTCAGAGTTGGGAGTTCAAGTAGACAACGCTAACGCAACACGAGCGACGGCAATGGAACAATTTAATGTAGATCAAACAAATTCAGTTGCAACATTCAATGCTAGTATTGAAGACGCACGTGAACGTTTTGATTCAACCATGCAAGTGCAGATTGACCAATCCAATGCGACATGGAGACGCACAATTGCCACAGTAGACACTGCTTCTCAAAATGAGGCAAACCGACAAAACGCAATGAATCTACTGCAAGTCAGTCAGTCTGCACTTTCCGCTCTTTGGCAACGGTACCGTGACGAGTCGTCATGGCTTATGCAATCTTCCGAAAATGCTCTACAACGAGTCCATGCGCTTTCTCTTCTTGAGTTTGAAAAAAACGCAAACGTAGATCTATTTGGTCTTGAGAGCAGTTACTCGACAATGGCCTCTCTAGGAAACGCGGCACTAGCGGCTATTTTTGGGATGATTGGTCCGCCGGAACCAATCAGTCAAGACCAAATTGAAACTGAGGATGGTGAATAATGTTTGACAGTTTACTAAATAGTTCTATCGGACAAGCAATTTCCGGTGCTTATCAGGGTAGTTTTGTTGAAACAGCCGTCGAAGGAGTGTCTAGTTTTTTTACAGCAGGAGCTAACACGTACGACGAGTTTCGTGCCTCACCCCTTGGCAGGCTGGCTTCTGCGGGCTATAATTATTTTCAAGATCAAAGAAAACAACAAATGAGAAACCTACCTCGCGCAAAACGAGTTAGCGCTCCTCGATCAGGTCGTCAACAACAATTGTCGGGGGCACAAAAAGCAGATCTTGGAATTACACCTCGAGTGCTTGCATCAGGAAAATCTGCTACACGTGCCAGATCAAATACTCCGATTGCGGCAACAATTCGACAAATTGCGTATAAGAAAACTCGTCAGCCGTTAATTCAGGTAAAAGACACAAAAATTACCGTCAAGCCAAGGGCACGATAACATGTTACCAAAATTTTCAAATGAACCGCGTATCGATAAGACTTCTAGTTTTAACCGTGCTCCTCCCGGTCATTCATTAACTGATACTCCGGGCAAATGGGCGTGGGAAAGGCCCCCACAATTTTCTGCGCCGAGTGAGGCAATGGATGCTTTGCTTGATAGCCTACAAAACCCAGATACTGAGGAGAGCTTAGTACAGATCTTATCTGCTGGCGTTTCGATAGAAGAGATCACCAACACAATAACTAAACTCGGTTTTATGGAAGGTAAATTTACTGTTGATGTCGCAGAACTACTCAAACCTAATCTTGCAGTTTATCTGATGGGGCTCTCTGTTGAAGCTGGTATTGACAACGTCACTAAAGTTTTTGCTACCCCAGACGGACTACCGCGCACAAACTACGGTATGGATGATGTACAACTTCTCGAGATTATGAAGGACAGAAATCCTAATTTACATCGGGAGATTGTTTCTGAGATGCCCCGCCGAAAAGAACAAGAAAGTGCTAGAGAACAACAGTTACAACAAGAGAGTTTTCTCGGAATGGCTGGGCCTTCAGAAAATAGTATGATGAATCGTGAGGAGGCCGGAAGCTAATGGCATTAGGTATACTTACAGCGGGCTTTCTTAAAGGTGCCGCAGATAATGTTTCGGGAACGATTGCACAGGCGGCTGAAGAAGCCCGTGAAGACAGGCTTATTGAAGAAGAGCGGGAGTATCAGCGGGGAGTTACAAAACAAGAACAGGATTTTAGAAGAAAGGAAAGAGAGGCTGGTGAAGAAGCTCAACGCCTTCGCGACTTTGATCTGGCGCTGAACGAAGCGACTATGTTTCGTATGCAACAGGATGCAGAGGAACAGGTAAGAAAAGAACAGCGTAGAGACGAGATAGAAGACGCCGCCTTAAAAGACCTTCAAAACATTAAAGAGCAACAAAGAGTTCAAGCTATTATCGACAAAGATCCCAATGCGACGATAGCCTATGACCCGTCGATAGTAAACATTAGCCGACCAGCTAAATCTACAGCGGGCAAAACCGAGCCCGGTGCAGTTCTCTGGGATTTTAGTGGTGATTTAAGGATTGCCCCCTCCGTAGACCGCGAAAACACGACATCAAAAGAAGCAGTGAATGACGCCTTTAACTATTTACGGGCTATTCCTCGAGAAGAGATAGAAGGAGCTATTGAACTGCACCGCAAAGGCATGAACAAAAAACCGTTCAATAATCTGGTCAGTTATATGATGCGGTATACTTCAGCAGAATTAACAGACTTACTGCGTGTAAGCGATACCAATGAAAGCAATGCGGGTCAATTTCTTTATGAAAACCCCCTGACAAAGTTTGGTATTGATAAACTACTTCCTAACGTACAAGATCAGAAATATTTTTACGAACAGTTCTTTGAAAAGGCTGTTCCTGCTTTAAGCGGTACGGTTCATCAGGCTCTTGGCATTCCCCGAGTTGTAGATCTCGGTATAGAATTTGACGAGGACGGAAATCCATACTTTATACTTCCCGACTCCAGTGCTTACTCGTGGGCGACAGACAATGGCGAACTGGATGAAACTGTTGAGAAGCTTGCGATTGACATCTCACAGAAGTCTAAGATTCCTGTTCTGAATGTCCTCGGCATGTTTTCTCGTATGGACGCTCCGAGAGAGACTCGTATCAACGCAATGCGCGAAGTTGTTGAATTACGAGAGTCTTTGAAGGGTCAGTATCAGGATATGCCCAAAGGCCGTATGAGAATTTTTGCCGGGTTTGACGACGAACTGACACCCGCGTTACAGGCAGTGTATAGTCAGGCTCGGCGTCCCAGTCAAACTCAGAATGCGGCAGATGGAGTACAAAACGGAATTCAACGCGGAGTTGATCTTGTTCGTACTCTTTTACCGCCCCCGAAACGAGCCGCACTCGGTCTAATTAATGTCGACGCACAGGGCAGACCAGATTTTGAAAATAAATACTACTTGGGTAAGTACGGCATTGACGTAGCCCAAGCTGGACAAAAAGCAGGATTTGCACAGGATACCTTAGCTCTAATTAAAGATATTCGCCTAGCACAGAAAGATGGTGGTTTGATTGGTGCTGGAGGACAGCTAATTACCATTGCGGAGGGCGTCAACGGTTTTGTCCGAGGTATGGGGGATATTCTTAGTCGTATGCAAAGAGACAATGTGAACATGGATCAGGATGTTCGTGTTCGTCTCGAAACTTTGCAAAACCAAACTACAAGTATTCTTGACCAAGATCAGGTACAAGCGCAAGGTGTTATGAACTACCTGATTGAGGCTTTAGCTTTCGCCATTGCAGGCTCTCTACAGGGTGGTGCAAAGGGTAACAACATTTCAAACCAAGACATCCAGAATGTTAAAGCTGGATTAGGTATGGGTAAACTCTTTTCTTCTGAAGCTATTGCGAATGGCACACTAGACTACCTCGAGAATAAGATGATGGCTGTCTACGAAGTTAACCGGCAGTTTGCAAATGCATCAAATGAGCAGGATTTTAGATCAGTCTACGTCTATAACATGCTGATGGGTCATAGCTACGACAAAGATTTGATGGGAAGTTCGTATGATTTCTTCCGAAATGACACCAGTAACCCCGTGTTTTACGAGCAAGAAGGTCGCGCCGCACCGGGGGATGGGGCAGATATCACAGACCTTCTTCAGATGTACCCAGCGGTTAATCCACAAGGAACTTAGTAATGGATGAAATCAATAACCCAGATCTTGAAATTGTTGTTCCTGACGAAGACGAAGGTTCCCGCCTCACTCAATTCTCCGACGATACATTCGCTCCTCCGAATCCTCTTGCTGATGATGAAGAATCTAATCGTCGCCGTCAACAGTTTTTTGAAACAGGAGCGGAAGGACAAGTACCGTATCAAGCGAAGGGACGTGAGATAAGAAACGTACGCCAAGCGTTGCCTATTTTTGCACAGGGAACGAGTGCTGAATTTGATATCGTCGAGGGGATTGAAGAAGGATATGAGGTTCCCGCAGTAGAGTCACCAGCGGTCGCTGAACAACGTGCTCTACTTTCACACGCACAATTTTACAAAGTTAGCGATGGTACTTTGAAGCCCTTTACTTCAACGGGTATTGACGCCCGGTATAGAGAGCTTCAACTCAATGATGGCGTTGCCCTCGTTAAAAATAACCCAGACGGCACTCCTATTTTTCAAACAAACGCGCAGGGACGAAAAATTGCACCCACCGTCCCGCTACAGTCGTCGGTACGCAGAGAAGAAATGCTCACAGGACCTGAAGGTCCACTTCCAAAACTAGGTGGATGGGCGGCAGACGCAATCGCTTCATACAAGGGAGTAAACAGCCTCGAAGAACTCGATGACAGGCTCAAGCAATTCGGCATGAGTGAGGTGGGTCGAACTTTTATGTTAGACGCACACAAGTACGGTGCGCTCGATAATGAAAAGTCTGGGCAAGGCATGATGAATGCGCTGGGTTTTTTCGTAGAGATTCCTGATTTGGCACGAGTCATAGTAACTAAAGGCGTTACCGCCGGTATGGATCTCGTAAACATGTTGTTTGGAGAGGACAAAAGAACCGATGAATCTCTCGCTACTGCTATTGAAAAATTCTCGGACAAAGCCTCGTATGACTTCCCGAATATGCAACAAATTGTAGCTGAAAAGTACGGCATGGACATTCGGGTTGTACGGCACATGATGCAACCTCAAGGGTTTAAAGAGAGAGTACAAAAGTTAGGGCCAGAGTACGGCTCAATATACGGTGCTCTCGCAACTCGTTTCGCGTCAAAGTCTCTAAAAGAGTTCGGTAATCTTGAGAAGAAAGCCATTGAAAAACATGGTGGTGAGACCTTTGGCGAGGCAATGGAGAACGCTAAGAAAAAGGGCTCGAGCTATCAAGACTTTAAAATGGAGTACCTTACTGAAGAAGCTACCAAGCGTACGTTTCCGTTTTTTAAAGGGTTGCGACAGGCCGCACAAGAGCGGCGTATCGATACCGGCTTGGGGTTACGAGTTAGGGAGCCGGGAACAAAAGACCGGATAATGTTATTAAAGGACAACGTAAAAGGTATTGATGACCAGATTGATACCGCAGTAAAAGAATTACAAATCGCAAGAAGTGCTAACAATACAAAAGCAGTATCCCGTACTGAAAAACGTATTGCTGGATTAAATCGTCAAAAGGAAGTTCTCATATCTGAGACCCTCACTCCAAAGATAATTCGAGACATGGGTGTGGAATTCGGATGGGCTGTTACTGGTGTTGGGGCTGTAACTGAAGGCGTCACACAGTTTTTTGGAAATGATCCCGAGACTGTTCCTCTTATTGAGTTGGGAGCATCGTTAGCTGTAATGATGTTTGCTAACCGCGAGGGTTTTGCAAATCTTGGCATAAGAGTGTCGCAAGAGTCTGAAGACGCAGTAAGAAACGCGACGGCATTTATTACTTCAAAACCGGATTTTAGTGCAAAGACTGCCAGAGAACAGCGCGAGATTATTAAAAACGCTAAAGACTTAGACAAGGCTACCAAAAGAACACTCACGGATATTGCTAATGCACCTCGCGACTTTCAACAACTATTCCTAGCAGGAGCCGCAGAGAGCGCATCAATTCGACGCGACTTAATTAAACTGTCGGAAATTAGTGGGGTTCAAATAGACGAGGATCTATTTATAAATACACTCGGTGATGTGTCGGGGATGGGTAGTCTAGTCACTCTTTCCCGAAATATTGACGAAAGAATTGCTGTAACAGGCTTTGATTCTGCCATTCCTCTACTTCTTCAGAAAGAACAAGTAAAGACAGACCAGCAGATGATTCTTCGACAGATGGGCACAGCACTACAACAACTGACTCGAACACTCACGGCAACGGGTAGTGAAGTGGAGGGCAGAGAAACGGCTCAAAGACTGCACACGTTACTGTCCGAATACATTGTAAAAGAGCAAGCACGAATTGCACAATCTGAGATTGACTTGCAACGAGTAATGACGATTGGGGATCGCGAAATTGAAGCTCTCCACTACGGAATGAATGATGTTGTTACCGGCGGGCTTGATGGGGCAACGACTTTAAGTGAGATATTTAATTACCAAGATCGTGCGTTAAAGTTGGGCCTCGAACCACAAACCCTTAAAGAGTTTCAAATGTCGCCTACTGAGATTATGATGCAACGTGCTCAGGCTCTTGACGATATATCTCAGCAGAGAGCAGATCTTTTTAGAACAAAAGGCTTTTCCTTAACCCCAGAAATGGCGAGTACCGGTGAGGCAAGTCTTCACGCCGCACAAGGATTTGTTCACGTCAATAAATACATGTACAACAAAGCCAACGGACTTTACAATAATTTTACCGTTGAAGCTGATAAGGTAAAGGCAAGGGCAGACATCTCAGATCTGGGATTTGATATTATTTCAAATCCTGAAAGGTTTGTTGAATACAACGCGGAACTACTCGGCCCAAGAACTGCGTTGTTACGAGAGGGAAAGAAACTAACTAAAACTTCATCCGCACCTTTCAATGCTTTACTTCTAGATTCCGCAGAACGCTCCATGAAAATTGTTTCTGATAACATGGACCAAGTAAAGCCGGGTGCTTACAACAAACTAATCCAAACACTTAAAGCAAAAAAAGAGATTCCAGAAGAGGTGGAGCTAACCTCCCTCGATGAATTTAAAATGTTAACCGAGTTTGCTGAGAGCCCTCAAGGACGAAGTTTATTACCCAATGGAGTACCTCTGTTAACAACAGCAGAAGAGTGGAAGACAATTCGTCAGCACATTTCAAATCTTATTGGTCAGAACCCCGGAAATAATCAGTACTTTAAAACCCTAAAAAAGGAGTGGGACGAGGTTGGTAATCCAGAAAGTCCACGAGGGTGGAGATCAGGCTGGAATGTAGGTGATCCACAGAACGTTGCTCAAGAAGTTAACGCGGCTTTTAAGACAGCACAGCAATTCTGGGAAACAAATATCGAAGATCGTTACGGTTCTCTTGATGACATGCGGAAGTGGAATAGCATGTTGACTAAGAAGGGCGTTGAACGAATAACTGCTGAAGGAGCAGACCGTTCTACCGTCATGAGAGAATTGGCTAAGGGCGTAGATACAAAAGATTTGCCAATGTACTGGCTGGACGGTGTCTTTAAAGAGGCTGTGGCTTTATCTCGTGGAAGAAACAATTTATCAACGATAGGTCTTCCACTATCTCCCAACGAAATTGAAAACACAATTGAGCGCCCTCTAGCGATGATGTTTGGCGTAAAAGATCCGGCGGATAATCGCTGGAAGATTTTAGTTCAAGATGACTTTGATCCTAAGAATGTACTGCCTATCTACGGACGTGAAGCCCAACGATCAGTGCGCCTTTGGCTACAAGCAAAACTGCTAAACACGAAGGATGCAAAGCAAATTTTAACAGAGACATACCGATCTCCAAGTGAATCGCTCGATAGAAGTGTCGTTGACACTCTTATTAGAAGCACAGCCAACCTTCAAGTTTACAAACGAAACGCGGACGGTGACATAGTTCCTGTAGAAGGCACTGGTCTTACTCCACTACCTTACTCTGGAACTCTAGTTAAATCCGAGGAAGTTTTTGACGTGCTTCCATTTGAAGATTTAGAGGCTGTGTCAGCTGAAGACTTAACTAAACTTGCTCAATTTAAAGAAACGTTTGAGGACTATAAAAAACAAACTCTTGCACAGGGCAAGCTTACTATTAAAGAGCTTCAAACTGGACTCGAACGAGATCGTAGGGTCGCTAAACAGCTAGGGATTGATGTAGACCAAGCTCTCGGAAACTATGAAGATATTGGAAAGACAGTCTATAGAAATCTCGTAGAGGGAGGAGTTGAAGGAGGATTAGGTACGCTCAAAGATCGAGTAAGAATGGCGTATAAAAACGACATCGATGGTGTTTCGGACTTAGAGCTTAACAACCTCGTTGACGATTTCATTGAGCGATACACTCTTGAGCATATTATTAAAACCAGCCACGGTCCAGATGGCGCTTACTTACCAGTGTATTCTGAGAAGTATGGTCAAACAATGTACATGCCGTCTATCGGCATAAACCACGTAGAACTTGCGAATAAGATGGGTTTAACTGATCCGGTGGTCGGAAGTAAAGTGCGTGAAATTATTGGAGACGATAAGTATGATGTGCTCGAGTCTGTCGTCAAGGTTGTAAGCAGAATGACACAACCGACAATGTCCGGAATAAGTGGACGAGTACCGACAACGTCTATGGAGAGTTTACTATCTCGCGGATACAACCTCAATAGAAATGTTGTTAGCCCACAATATACTGCTTTAGAGCTTGTGCTACGACAGAGTCGTCAGTCAGGAGGACGAGCCCTCCGAGCAATGCTAAATAATCCCCAGCTTGCAAGACGTGTACTTGACGAATTAGAAGCGGGCAATGTACCACCAGAAAAAAGCTACCCAGACATGATACGCGCACTTACAGTCGAGATTCTTCGACAAGAAGCAAGCAATGAATGGCGTCGAGAAAAGTACAAAGAGGTTATTGTTCCGTTTGTTGACGACGAGAGAACGCCGCCTCCAGTGTTTGATGAATTTTCAGACTTAACCCAGAGGGATATACAGGGACCGCCAGTAGAGCCGCCCCCACCCCCTCAGTTAGAACAAGAAAGAACAGGAATATCAACAATTGACCAGCTACGTGCGCTGGGATTTCAAATTGGCGGACCCCGCTAAAACTAAGGAGAAGTTAATGAAAATGTACACCACACCGCCGCGTAAGCCAATGATGTATGGCGGTAAAGCAACTAAGGGCCGTACTAAGATGGCCGCAGGCGGTAAAATGCCTATGGTCGAAAAAGACGGAAAAAAGATTCCTGCATTTGCCGCTGATGGTAAGGGCAAGATGATGTACGGCGGTAAGGCCACCAAAGGTAGATCTAAAATGATGTACGGTGGGAAGTCTACCAAAGGCGGCATGAAGATGAAGAAAAAATAGTTTACATAACAAGAAAAACGATTCTACCTGCCAGTTTCCCCGGCCTTGCGCCGGGGTTTTTTATTCGGGGGCGTACAGATTGTTGAAGGTAATAAAAGGATCAGTGTAGGTACTGTGTCCCTCTGCTGAGTGTGTCCATTGACTCGGGGCAAAGTCCGGCGCACCCTCGCCTGTTCTCCACAAAGCAGGGCTTGTTGCTCGCACACGATTGTTAGGAAGAGCTACGATGTTTCCTTCCCAATCTCCCTCGGTGAGATACAGAACGTGCGACTGTTTGTGCTGGTCAGGTGAGTCTGCAATATCATTCTCTGTATAATCCACCGTAAATAAATATCGTGCTCCATAAAACTCCCCATCAATCTTTGCAACCCACGGACTAGAACTCACACGATCCATAACCACAACACTGTGGTGACGAGACTCACAGTCCCAAGGTTGTGCGAGATGGTCCTCCATTCGGGCGGGCCACTCGTCTAGTTCGAGGTCCATAACCAGTGCTTGAATGGGCATCCTTGCCCACATAGCACCTCCGTGTACATTTTCCAAGCCGTCCTCGAGGTCAATCTCGCATCCTGTGAATACCACCTGAAATGATAGAGAACGGTCAGGTATCGTGTTTACTGCAATAGCGAGAGCATGAAGATACTCGCCGTGATACTGCTGATGATTCGCTGTAAACTCTTTGCGAACCCAGCATTTAAAATAAGGGATGTTAGAAATTAGGTACGACATTCTGCAATATCTTCTTGAAGGTTACGAAAATAGTCACGTACTATTTTTCCAATACGTGGTCCGTAGGCTGGATCACCCAACGGTCTAAGAACTCTCTCCATTCCTATCGTGTCGACACAATCAAGATTAAACTCTAGGTTGCCGTCACGGTTTAGGTCGATAGTGAAGTTGAGCAAGTTTGCTTTTGGATCTGCCATAAGTCCTCTATAGCTAAATTGTAGCAGTCAGCTTTGAATACAAAGTTGTTGCGCTCGTCCTTGTCGCCCTTTTTGTGTTTAACTGCTTTAGCAAAGTACTTATCTTTTTGCATCCTACCAACAATCCACGCCTTTTGCAAGTTATCTAAAACACGCACGAAAATATACTCGTCACATCTTTGCTTGGTACCGTGCGCCGCAATACTACACTCGTAGTAAGGTTTAGGTGCAGATGTGCAACGTTTAGTTTTTACGTCGATGGTAACCCCTTCTGGTGTGTAGAGGTCGTAGTGCGGGTTGGGTGTGTGGGTATACCCAAAGTAGTCGCGTACGATAATCTCACCAAGAGCCCCGGCGGGGCTTCCTGCCCCTCGGGTTATACTTCCTTGTAAGCTCATTAGTTGGCCCGAAGTTTTTCGAGCCTCACTAATCTGGTTCTCAGTTGGAGTAATCTCGATCATACGGCTTCCTGAATCTGAGTTTGTTCCGTAGATCGTAAATCATCTTACGCGCCGAGTCAAGCAATTCAGCATCACCTATCAGGGGATTTGCTCTTGCGGCATCGGCATTTAACTTTAGTCGGTCTAGCATTGTCTGAACTTGCTTATCTGTCACGCGGCTTCCTCTACTTTCTCAACGGTTTCCGGCCAACCCCATTCACCTACCATCCCATTCGCATTGTAGTCCGTCACAGTGCCCTCAAAAAAGTTTTTGTGACTCGCCCCATTAATAATCCAATCGAGCCACGGGAGCGGGTTCTCCTTGACCTTCCAGTTACCTTTGAGGCCGAGCATAATCAAGCGACGATCTGCTAGGTATCGGATGTACTGTTTGATTTCTTCCGCCGTGACACCTTCCACATGTCCCATTTCGTACGCATTATCGATAACTTTGTCTTCAAGTGCAACGGCACCTCGGAACATATCGTAGATATCTTTCTTAAAATCGTCCGTAATAATTCTTGGATGTTCATCACAAAACTCCCTGAATAATTTAACCATACCTTCGCAGTGCATAGACTCGTCGCGGATAGACCACTCCACAATCTCACACATGCCTCTCATTTTACCGAACCTCTGGTAGTTCAGCAACATTGCAAACGCGCTGAAGAGGCTCATGCCCTCGTTCATCACGCTCCGTGCAATTGCTTTTGCCATGCCAGAGATACTGTGCATATCAATGTCCGCCATGTACTCAACCTTGTCAGCCATAGCTTGATACTCACGAAAAGCAGAAAACTCCGACTCTGGTAGCCCCAGCGTGTCATTTAATAGTGCGTAACTTCTTTGGTGTACGAACTCCCGGTTCGCAAAGGACGTAAGCATCGCACGAATCTCGTTGTTTTTGAATTTGGGAATGTAGTGCTCGAGGTAGTTGGTGCCGACTTGTACGTCTGACTGCGTAAACAATTTAAGTATCTGAGTAATATGATGTTTCTCTTGAGCGTTAAGCTTGCCGCCCTGCCACTGTGCTACATCCTCTTGCAGTTTTGCCTCCCATTCACCCCAGTGAACTTTCTCGTGGGACACTGCATATTCGACAGCCCAAGGATACTTAAATGGCTTGTAAACCTTTGATTCTTCTAGTAAAGACATCATACGTCCTTTATTTTAATAGTGGAAAAAAAAGGCCCCGAAGGGCCCGAACAAGCTAGTGGATCAGACTAGCAAGGGGAGTAATCTCATTCCTTAACATCCATGTTAAGACTCCGACTTCTCGTCGTCAAGCGGTTTCTTTCCAAACACTTTGTCCCAGTTGGAACTAAACTTTTTGTAGTCGCGTGGACGGGAGGCACTACCCTTACCACCGTGTGGTCTAGTCATCGTCCTCCACCTCTTGTCTGACTTCGTCGTCATCGTCTAAATCTCCGTGCAATTGATCGTACATGTCCATAAGCCCGCTGTAGCACATTGGACAGAGAGAGAAGGGTATGATACCTATGAACCCCTGAACGCCTCCCTCTGACTCTATATCGAACTCACAGGAGCATATATTACATTTGTCATCCGGTTCTAGCCCTGACATGAGACACACTCTTCTGCATCTTGGAGTGCAACTCGCTCAACCGCAAGGCCAACTTTATCCGCTTCGATTCCGGCGTCAGTCCGTAAGTAATAGAGCGACTTGAGTTTCTCTTTCCACGCTCTAAGATGGACCGAATTGACATAAGACGCAGGCGAATTTGCCGGGAAGAAAAGATTGACGGACTGCGCCTGACAAATGTATTGCTGTCTGTCTCCTGCGTGTTCGACAACCCAGCCCTGATCGATTTCATACGCAGTTTTAAAGACAGCTTTTTCATCATCGGACAACCATTCCAGATGCTGTACCGAACCCTGAGACGCAACCACTGTCTTCCAAACCGCCTCGGTGTTGTAACCTTTTTCATCTAAGACCTCCTCGAGTTTTGGGTTCTTGACGAGGTGAGCACCCGCACGAGTACGATGGGTATAAGCATTAGACTTAATAGGCTCAATAGAAGCACTACAACCACAGATGATAGAACTATTAGCATTGGGTGCCACAGCGAGCAAATGGGCATTACGTCGTCCCGTACCACGCATGTCAGGAGCTTCACCCTTTTCCTTGCCAAGACGTAGACTCTCCTCGACAGCCTGTGCTTTGATGTCGGCAAAGATACGTTGGTTCGCAAACTTTGCAGAAAGACTTTCCCACGGGATATTATTTGCTTGCAAGTATCCATGCCAACCCATTGCTCCTAGGCCGATTGACCTTTCTCGTTTAGCTGAGTGAACAGCTTTTGAAAGTTCTTTTGGTGCATTTCTGATAAAGAATTCAAGGACGTTGTCCAAGAATCGTACCAAGTCTCCAACCATTCCTGATTCTTTCCACTCGTCGTACTTTTCGAGGTTGACGCTTGAGAGGCAACAAACCGCCGTCCGTTTTTCAGATGTAGGGAGAGTGATTTCAGAGCATAGGTTAGACCCTCTAACTGCGAGTCCAAGTGCCTTTTGAGAATCCGGTAACTTTCTGTTGGACTCGTCGATGAAGTGTAAGTAAGGTGAGCCAGTTCTGAACCGAGCTTCAAGTATTCTTTCCCACAAGCTTCTAGCTGGGATTGAATCTCTGACAGATCCGTCATTAGGGTCTCGTAATTGCCATTCTGTTCCATTTTCTACCGCCTCCATAAATTCGTCGGTGATGTTTACGGCATTGAACAGGTTGAAACATTTCCTGTTGATGTCGCCGCCTGTTGGTACTTTGAAGTTAATGAACTCAATAATGTCGGGATGCGACACATCGAGGTATGCGGCATAGGAACCTTTGCGTGTGCGTCCTTGCTTCCATGCTGTCATGCCGGAATCAACGACTTTCATGAAGGGAATGGGGCCCGGTGCTTTGTCGCTTATACCGCGTACATCAGACCAGTGACCACCGACTCCACCTCCTTTGACAGATAGCCATGCAGTTTCAGCATTGTGAGCAATAAGGGAGTCCAGATTGTCACCAACATAAGTGAGGAAACAACTAATAGGAAGTCCTTTGGCTGGTTCGTCATCTCTAGGTGCATTAGATAAGACCGGAGAAGCAAACATAAACCAACGCTTGCTAGCATAGTCATAAATGCGTTGAGCAAAAGCATAGTCGCCTCCACAGTAAGCGAGAGCCGCACGAGCAAAAGCCTCTTGCGGGCTGGACTCGTCAGGAAGCATATAATAATCCGTAAGAAGTTTTAGGGCTTGGCCTGAGAATTGTTCGTCACGGTCATAGTCAATGGCAATTCTGCCACAGTACATCGCTTCCATCTTATTGCAGTTCCTTTATTAAACGTTCCACGTACCACTTGCATTTTTCAGCGTTAATACGGGGGGTGTCTTTTTTGTGCAACCGCAATAAATATTTTATTGCAGTGCAACGTAAATGTCCAGTAAATTCTTCATCAGAACAAAATGCCCGCATAACTTCAATAGCTTCAAGGGTCTCTGTCTTATAATGATCGGGGTTTATTAGGTCTTTCATTGCAGTATGTTGCCAAAATCTGCCTGAATAACATTACCTTCCATGCCTTTGATACGTTCTTTGTGCTCGGGTTTTAGATCTTCTTCCGGGACGATTTCACCCAGCGTCTCCAGCGTAACCCTTTCCAATCCCATGTCGTAGAGATTGTCGAAGTCTTCGTGTACTGCCCCAAGTAAACCTTGAAGTATAACATACGTCGGGTTAACGACCTTCTCACCTTCAACTTCATCGTGAGTATCGCGAGTTGCATATGCACGAATAGCAAAGCCATCCTCGTTTCCATCTTCATTTTCTAGTGGCTCCAGCACTATGTAGTATCTACCTTTAAGAAGTCCTGCCTGTTCAAGGGCGGCAATCTTTTCTTGATCGAGTATTAAATCTGTCATGTTGTTTTCTCCAACCATTCAAGTGGGAGGTAACCATCCGCCCATTTAATCTTGTGCTTATCGCACCAAGAACCATAAGTTGTTTTGCTACTTCTGTTTAGCTTGTTCGATGCTCTCAGGAAAAGCATCCGTATGTCAAGGGTAGGATTGTCTTTAATTACGAGTAGCATTTTTTGTCGGTCAGCCGGTGAAAAGAAACCCTTAGCTTCGACATATATGTCAGAAGCAGGTAAATAAAAGTCCGGCGTATAGGTCTTAGGTTTAGGGTAGTACACTAGCTTGTGGCTTTCGTACTCGTACTTGACGCCTTGTTCTGAAAGTTTCTTAGCTACTTGTAGTTCGTAGTCTGAACGGAAGCGATGTCGCTGGGGTTTGCTCATAAATTTATCAACGAACTCAAGGAGTTAGTTATCCTATGGTATAATTTAGGTGATGTTGCTTTAAGTTTTTCAAGAGCAATTGTATATTCGTCTCCCGGAAATAAAACGATACGTCCGGCATTGACAGTGTTTGCGATAGCTACTAACTCGTCAGTGTTAACTTTTCCATCTCGTTCCCACGTTTCGTGAGATAGCGGTTGACCAAAGTGTTGCCACATTGTGATGGGAAGACACCTCTGAAAGTTTCTAGCCCACCGAGTCCACGGGTCACCCCCTGACTTATCATGAGCTTCAATGTAAACAGCGTATGCATTTTCATTCAGATACAGAGCTTGTCGTTCTACTTTCTTTGTCATCAATATCGGCATCACCGTTCCCTACTACGATCTTACGAATGGTTGCTAGTCCGTCTACCTTTATGCCTGTCCCATAATCATTACAATCAAGTTGTTCAAACACTCTACCCCGTTTGTATGTCATATCATTAATCTGATATATCGTGTTGTGCAGTAACTCCTCCGTCAACGGGCGAAGCTCTTCAATTAACATAACGTTATGTTTCTCTACATCCTGCATAATCCTAGCTCGAAGTTTAATTAACTTTCCTTGTAGCTCAACTACTTTTCGTACATCTTTCTCTTTCATATTTCTTTCACCTTCAGAGTGTGATACCAAGCAAGCGGCTTGTTTCTAGCTCGTGATGTAACTTTTGGATGTTGCACAGCATTAGGCCAGCAATGCTTTCGGTACCCACAGAACGTGCATATCTTGTTTAGTATTTTGTTTCCGGTTTTAATTCGTTCACCTTTTAGAACGTACGCTTCGTCTTCAGGTGAAAGAGGAGGTGTCTTATACGTGTAGTTTGACATGAGTGCTTCAATTACTTTTGAAGCCTCTCCAAGGTAAGTGTCTCGGTCCTGCTTCTGATCGTCAGGAGCCTCCACAAACTTTATTTCACCTGAAGATTTGTCAACTACAATCCACCCACCAAAGTTGAGTCCCTTTGATTCAGAGTACAGATGCCCCTGCATCAGATAACCAAAGGGGTCATCTTCCTTCATGTTCTCATATCCTTTTGAAAACTTGTACATGAAAGAATACGGAGACGCAGACTTAACATCCCACACTTTTTTACCATCAACCGGGTCGTCAATAACTAGATCGAGTGTGCCCTGTATTTTTTCTCCGGCTAGCTCTAATTCACACTGTCCCTGTGCCTCAGTAATTTTAACTCCTGCACCTTTGAGTATCGCCATGACAGCACATTCAACGAGATCACCAATTAAAAATCGCAGAATAGAGTTATACTCCATTTCTTCATCTTTACCGTCTCGCCCATGTATCTGCTGACACATTGGACGTCCCAAACCAGACATACGTATCCGCCACTCTGGGTTACGACTAAACTGTTTCTCGAGTGCTTGGCGGCAATCCTTTGCAAACTCCTCCATAACAGAAGAGGGGAGAGTTACCTCCCCCCTTACTGCTTTGTACAAGAAGTCTTTAACTAAAACTTCTGCAATCATTAGCCAAAGTCCGCCGCTAAATCAACTTCTTGTTCATTAGCTTTGGCTTTAATTGCCTCTGCATGTTGCTCCATAATCATTGTATTGGACGCCTTAACTGTGTCCTCAAACATCTCGAGCAGATTCATGTCAAGGTTGACCTTGGCTTCTTTATCCTGCGTAAACACCGGGGTAAAGTAGACAACGCTTCCCATCTTTTGACGCTGAGTAGACAGGTCAAACGATACTTTGTGCAAAGGTGTGTCACCTAATTTTTGCACTGCTTCACGTGCGGGTCTGAACCCAGAACGTTTAAAGTACGACATGACGGGAAAGTTTTTAACTTCAACACTCTTTCCTTCAGCGTTTTTACCTTTCATGCTAACCGTGCCGTAAAAGACTTGATTACATGTTGCTAGGCGTGAAGCTAAAGTTTGAGGGTGATCTTCACCCAAAGCTTCCTCGTCAGACTTGGTCAAGCGGCCACACTTGTTGCCTCCTGTGCTGTCTGGAAATTGATAATCGAGCGACTTCGTTTGAATCGAGCGGCTAGAAAACTTACCCTCCTCTTGATCCCAAACAGACCACTCATACATACGCATGTACGGATGAAAAGTTACATTGTCTGCATATACAAACTCCCCATCGTGATACACTTTCCACGTGCCTTTCTTTAGCGTGTGCCCGTCGTCCGTGTCGGTGTCGTAGTTAATATTCAGACGTGCGAGTCCAGCCTTTGGCTGATCTACTTCTGTCTGTCCAGAGGCTTTCAGAATTAACTCCTGATCGCCTGATTTGATTGCCTCAGATAGAGACATTACATTTGGTGCTTTAACGCTCACTTCGCCCATAACGCTCTCCTTAGTTAGCGTGTACTACTTCAGTGTCCAACCAATTTGGACCCATCTTAACCTCAACAGATATTGGCATATCGTAGTCAATGCCGTACCTGCGTTGGCACTCTTGTGGCAGAGACATCATCGACTCAACCACGAGATTAGTTACAGTATCCTCCTCCCCCGGAAAAATGTCAAGCACAATACTATCATGTACTGTGTTACAAATCACACTTTTTAATTCCTTACCTTTCATAGACTTAGAGAGATATACTAAAGCAATTGGTAAGAGATCGGCTGTTGCAAATCCCTGTACGGGGTAGTTACAAATCGCTGTGCGATTCGTTGCTGTGCCCCAATCTGTCCACTCACTTCCGGGAAACGCATACTGTCTTCCCGAGGGTAAAGTAATAAATCCTCTCTCAACAGCGTCACGTTGCAAATCCATGTGCCACTCTGTCACGCCAGCATACTTCTCTTTAAAAGTCCTGTAGTATCGCTGTTGGTCATCAGTACCTGTGGTACCCCCATAAAGAGGTTTAAATGTGTGTGCCTTAGCATCTTGGCGGGAACACCCAATAATCTCAGCAGTAACACTGTGTACATCAGTTTTCTCCTCCACATCGTGGTAGACCTGTGGGTCACTAGCTAGGTAGCCTGCTACTCTAAATTCAAGCTGACCGTAATCTGCCTCTAAGATTTTTCCTCCGTTAAAACGAGAGACCATTGCCCGTCGAATGGCGAAGGTAGAGCCACGGGGCATGTTCTGGAAGTTGGGGTTACGTGAACTGAGCCGTCCGGTTGCAGTAATACATTGCATGAAATCTGGATGCACGATGTCTTGGTCGTCACAATTGTTCTTGAGTCCTTCGACAAAGGTTGATAGGTAAGTTCGCAGTGCATTGTACCTTGAATAAGATTCGGCAAACTCTCGTGCGTCCCCTGACAGTTCGTCGAGCCGTTCTGCGAGTGTATCGTGGTCTGTTTTAAATCCTGCGGCGGCAGTGTCCCATGCGTCTCGCGGAATAATCTTGAAGCCTGCAATCTCTTTAGTCTTCGCATAGACCACTCCGTCACCTTTACACGCTTTACAGACACGTACCGCCTTACCCACTGTGCCGTCTTTCTTGATTACTCTCTTACGTCCCGTTCCGTTACACCCAGTACATTTAGATGCGATAGTTTTGTGCAGGACTTTCGTTTCTTCCTTAACGTACAGCGCAAATAATTTTTTTGTCATTTTTGTACGTTGTTTAGGCTTACGTGTAGCGCCCCGTAGTTCTGATCCTAGGTTAAAAATAGAAGACCAACGCTTCTTGTCAATAACCTTACGTGAGTAAAACAGCATCGAGCGGTCGTCTGCACTGTTGAGATTGATAGGGGTGTCACCCATCGCTTCTTCTGCCATACGCTGGAGTTTGATCTCCAGTTCGTTCATCTCGTCCCTGTATTCTTTCTCAATTTCACTGAGGGCAACTGGGTCTATCTGGATACCTGTCCTCTCGAGGTTCGCAAGGACGTCCGTCATCTCCAACGACAGGCGTAGGGTGTTCAACAATTTCGATGCCATAGGCTTTAATCTCCTTTAAAAGGTCTTGTGAGAATATCTCACCGTTACGGACAGAGTCCATTCCTTGAAGCATACCATTGTAATACTCCACTGTCGACAGGTCGTCATCCATGTCAGCTTCATTTCGTAAGAACTTGAGGATAATGACGGCAGACTCGTAGGTGATGCCACCCATCATTCCTTTATACGCAACTGGTTTCTTGCTCAATGTTTTATCTCCCTACGCATAGGTCTGTGAAACTTCAACCAGCATGGGGCGCACATATATTCTGGCTTGTCCCCAACTTTGGCATCAGCTTTTTTGCTACAGTAATCACACTTTACACGTTTTTCCATGCTTACTCCAAGGTTTTGTAATCATCCAGTGGCCGCGCTCTACTGGTCCTCTATACTCAATGTCCTCCGCTGTGAGCACCGTCTTTGCATTGTAACGAACTTCTTTACGCGGAGGCAAATTTCTCTTACGTCTGATAACACTTAGCATAGCGCGTACTGTTTCTGGCTTACGCCCTAATGCTTTACCCATATCACGCGCACTCGCGTTGTCTAGGTACATACTTATCAAAGTGTCAATGTGCTCCTCTGTCCACGGTACACCATTAGACATAAAACTCCTCCCACGTCACGTTATACTTCTCAGCCATTTGTTTCTGTGCTATCTCCCACGTTGCTTGAACGTCAGCGATACCATACTCCTCGACTATCTCCCACGGAATTTGTGCAAACGTCTTGCCGCTCTTGAGATAATCCTCCGTAAGGTCTTTCTTCTTTTCAGTAACCTCATACCTTTTCGCAAGGGCATCAAGCGAGAGAGGCCACTTACGTGCCCTAGCCAACACATATTCTGCAACCATCGTGTCATACACTTTACCTTCATACTTAAATCCGCATTCGCGTATCCAGTTCAGGTCGAACTTGATGTTGTGTCCGACAACTACATCCGCAAAGTCTAATGCGTGTTGAAATGTCTCAAAGCCATCGGGTGTTGGCTCACGCCCTTCATGGTGAAAGAAGATGTAATGCACCGGGCCATCATTAACCTTGTACCCAATACTAACAAGATGGTTGCCAAAATAAGGCAACGGTGTGTGCTTGCCGTTGGGCTTGAGTCGATGCGTACACTCAACGTCAAACGTCAAAATGTTCATTTAAATCTACCTCTATGATTTCTACGCCGATTTTCTTTTGTGGTTTACTTGGTATCCTAAAAATGCGAGAGCCATCTTTACGTCGACTCATGGTCTTAACGTCGATCAGTCGTACGTTACCTGTCACTGGATGCAAGGCAACGAGGTCCACGATACCTTGATCGGACACAGCCCAAAACACATCGTAGCCCTCTTGAACTAACTCAGTGGTCACAATTAACTCGCTTAACGTTCCTTTTGTCACCTTATGACCCGCCATCAAAGTCCTCCTCAGTAGGTTCATAGATATCTTCCTGATATTCTTCCGGAACAACTATCAAAGCATTCTGCTTTTCAAAGACGCCCCGGTACATGTCAATCTCTGCCATGATCTTGCCATGCCATCCGTTCTGCTTGTTCTTAGATACAAACACAGAACGCTGTGTATTATCAGGCGAACGGTCTCCTCGCCTGCCAATGCCAATGATTAGGTCAGCCTCGCCTGCCTTGCCTGTCTTTGAGTTGTCCAAGTATTGGTACTCAACGTCGAGCAAACCTTCCGCTTCGGCACTAGCCTGCGATACTCCCCACACAAGACACTTATTTCGTTTCGCAATTTCACGTGCCTGTAGGTATATTTCTTTGAGCTTCTCGTCGCCACGATTAAACTTCCCCGCAATCTTAACCTTGTCCAGTTGGTCTATAAAGATAATGTCTGGCTTGTTGATCTTGCACCAATCATCAATCTCCTGAATGGTCGTTCCAACACAGTCGAGAACACGTAACAAGCCATCATTCGCGACACGCCATAACGATGAATATTGCCCACGCCCCTCGTCAAGTTCTTTCCGCGTAACTTTAAAATAGCTTTGCACGATGCGTAGTTTAGTTCGTACAGCAGGCTCTTCGTTTCCCCACACCGCAACGGTAAACCCCTGCTTAACATATTTCTGCGCGAGGAAAGATACGAACGTAGTCTTGCCCGTTTCCGGTCTAGCAAAGATGATTCCAAAGTGCCCACGATCCAACCCCGGAACCCGTTTGGCAAGCGGCTCCCAGTTGAACGGAAAATCGGGAGTAATCGTAAGGGAGTCCAAAAGCTCTTCGACCCCCATGTCCACTTCCGTGTACGTCGTCTTTTCGCCAATCGAATCCTCCGCTGTAGACTCAATAAGTCGTTTGAGTTCTCCAAAGTTATTCTCCTTGCCTAAGAATATGTTTACGGACAGTTCTGAAATGACTTTAGCCCTGTGTCGCATCCAAAGATCACGTATGACTCTTTCTTGCAAATCAGTGTTCGTGCCAATGTCGTCATGCAATGTTTCAAAATGCTCCCAGTACCGTAGGCGAGTGCTGTCTGGTAGGGCGGGATTCTTTGAATCAAAATAAGCTTGTAGCTCGGCTCCTGTGAAGTCTGAGGCATACTCAGAATGAGCATCGACAAGTGCTGTCCAAATTGGTGCCCATTCTCCCTCAAACATGTCACGATGTAGTATGTTTTTGACTCGATCATAGCACTCTGTACGTAAGCAGAATGAAATGATCTTACTCTCAATTGATTGCTGTTCTGACGGTTCGTTCACGTTCTTCCTCTTGCATAGACTTCAAGTCTTTATCTAACATGGCAATGCCAGTGGGTACGAGAGTATTCAAGGCTCTCATGTATGTCAAGGCTTTGTCAGTCGCGTCTTTATCTAAGGCAATATATACCTTATTAAACGTTACTAGCTCTTGTATGTGTTCGTCACGCAAGGATGTGCCAAGTAGAGCATAGCCTGTAACCCAATCACTAATGCTGATAGCTGACGGTATGTCCTCCACTACAAATGCAGTACGTGAAGTACCTATGCGGAACCCGCCTCGATAGTTACCATACCGATACCATTTAGGTCTTGCGCCCGTGAGGGTGCGGCCCGCCCCATCAACGAGCTTGCCATCAGCATCATGTATTGGATAGACCAAACGGTCTTTTACGACATCATGATACAGATCCTCAAAGCGTCCGGACGTGTGGGCGAGATCAGCAAAATCCCTCGCACGTTGCGGTATGACGCGAGACCATGACTTTGGTTTTACGAACTCGACAGTTTGTCGTCGGGGCGCACTGAGTATGTCTGCGGCGTTATTAAGTGTGAGGGAAAACTTACCACCACTTGTATCGCAGTCTGCATGAAAGCAATTCCATAGCAACGTGCCGTTGACGTTAGATACGGAAAAGGTATTCTTGTGCCCACACTCTGGGCAGTCCATCCGGTGTGCTTCTCCGGACTGTAAGCCGAGCGACTCGGCGGTGTGTTGTGCATTCATAGGCAAAGCCTCCTCATATAGCGGGGTCGAGTGTAAAGACATATCCAAAAAGTTGTCAACACCTTTTAAAAATTTTGACTTCTTTTCGTATTTACTTTACGATCCGAACACCCCTGCCGGGGGTACACCCACCTAAACGTACTTAGTACGCAGACAAACCCTAAACGTTATTAGTACGCAGTCACCCCCCTATTATTAGGTAACGTTTTTTCTTGTACGACCAAAGTCTAGTGTACCTCGCGATAGAGGTAAGGTACTGTCTTGGTTCATTCACGAGACGGGAGTAAAGTTACGTGATTAAACGTATACATATTAATCAACATAATATCAGGCACAATGCAAAGAACCCCGACGACCTGAGGCCGGTAGTTACCGTAAAAACAAGCCGAAGCAATACGAAAGGGTTTGGCGTAACAATAAACGGACCTAGTAAGCTTGTCTATTCACCCGATAAGCCGTTAGCATGTGGCGCTAAAGTGTGGATCGAAACACGGGAACAAGTTACTGTAGATAATGAGGTGATTGAATGATTGCAGAACAATACCGAAACATACGACCCTATTTTGTCCACGCGGATCATATGCCGATGGTACGCCGGTGGTCTTGCATCCTGTTGGATCAAGACACAGAGAACCCGCCCTTTGAACCTTGCCGGTATTTTGTGGTAAATGTTTTTGCTGAAACAAAGGAACAGGTACTGGATTGTTTAGGTGACGAGTACCCGTGGTGCGATATTATGCACATTGATAAAGCAAGAGGCGGACTGACAGACGACGACCACCTCGAGGCATGGTTACAACACTACGACAACACGGAGCAAGTACCGCTACGGGAAGCACCGGGGACTGTACACACTACGGAGAAAAGATGATAACGGTAAGCAACGAAAACAAAACGCGGGTAGATTATCTTGTCTACAAACAAGTAAAGGAATGCAATGAGCTACTAAAAAAGGCGAGTGTTATTCTGCACGATACTGGTGACACTGATTCGACCACGTTGGATAATGCTATGTCGCATTTAACGTGCGCGGTTGATATGACGACCCGCTATATGGAGGAGAACGCATGAAAACTTTTACAGTGTGGGAACAATGTACCGCAACTAATATTTACACGGTACAGGCCGAGAGTGAACAGGAAGCGCGGGAGCTAGTCGCTGACGCTCAAATTGAACCGCGAGAGACTGATTACAGTGATTACGAGATAACTGAGGTACTAGAGGAAAAATGAAACCTAACACAATTTGCCATCCTGAAGCCTTAGCGGATTGGCGAGCGAACGACGAACTACCATCACAACAAAGGATCACAAGCAATGAGAATGGAAACAACAAGGTACAAAAAAAGCATCGTACGGAACTTGAAGGAATACTCGCACTCCGTCTTAAAGAAGCCATCGAGCGCGAAAATAGGAAGCGCGGGACGGTACGTAAAAAAAGGTAAACTGAAAGATGCCGAGGTTTATACCCTCACGTTAATCGAACGGGAAACTTGCCCGACCTCATGCGGACACTGGGACGATTGCTACGGAAATAATATGCCGTTTGCCCACCGGTTACAGCATGGCGAGGAACTCGAGCGCCGGTTGATTGTCGAGCTTGGCCAGAAGTGTAGTGCGGCCAGAAAAAAGGGACGCAAAGTATTGGTGCGCTTGCATGTCTTGGGGGACTTTTATAGTGTTGGCTATGTTGAGATGTGGCGCAAACTTCTGGTAGTACACAAGAATCTTTATGTGTGGGGTTATACTCACGTAACACCATCGGACAACCTGCAAATCTATCACCAGTTACAGCTAGCGCGGGACGGATTTCCCGAACGTTGGCACATACGTTGGAGCGATACTTGCGGAACGTTTAGCGCGAACAGTGAAAAACTGACAACCGATGGTATTGTGTGTCCAGAACAGGAGGGAAAAACGCAAGCCTGTACCACGTGCGCTCTGTGTTGGGATGCACCCGACAAAAACATTATTTTTAGGACCCACTAAGGATGGAAAATGTACCGCAAAAAATTGTCAACGCCACCCCAAAATATAGCCGACCTATATGCGGAAAGTCGTTTCAAAAAGTCGTCAACTGCCCCGTTTTTAAACGTGACCAGTGGTGCGAGTGTTACCGACAAAAACCTGCCGGTGCGCGACCGGTTCGCCGCCGCCGCGCAAGCGATAAAAACGCACATTTATTTGCATGAAATTTTTATCGTTGGTCTGTTGTTATACGTTTTCTTTTCCGGTATATAATGGGTTGACCGGATCGGATTGGCCGACCGGATTACAAGGAGGCTTTTAGCCATGAATATCGCAACACACGACCTAGGGCGCACCGCTCGACGCATCCAAGACGGCTTGGAATTTGTGCACGACGACCCGCTCGACGTCGATTTTTTCCGCGAACTGGGCTCTGTCCAAAAGGAAGCAATGTATGACCGAGAAGGTAGACTTGTTGAGGGATACTATGCACTCAAAAACAGCAACACACAGGAGCTCTTGCAGTCTCCGCCGGTTGCCAAAACTTACAAGCTTGTGGACCACTCGATGGCGTTTCGGGAGCAAGCCGAATCTATCTTGGCAAATGAATCGCTACCACACCAAAACCTAACGGTAGTCGACCGAATCTTCGACGAAGGCCGCCGGGCTACTCGGGCGGTTTACTTCAACGACCTCACATTTGACATTGACGGGAAAGGACAAGGTATCACCGCTCGCGCTGACATCATCAACAGCGTTGATATGTCTTGGGCCTTTCAGGTGTTCTCTGGTGCCTACCGTGATTACTGCCGGAATACTTGCGTATTTGGCGGGCAGAAAGCGTACCACCAGAAACGCAAGCACACACAAAACCTGAGCGTTAAAGCGATGATCGCGAAGTCAACGCTCGGGCTCGGTATGTTCAACTCGCACCGTGACCAGATGGACAAATGGCGGACAATTGAACTGAGCCCGAATGATTGGGTTGAGGTTCTCGAGAATACCGTGTGCAAAAAGGGCGGCGAGGCCGTGGCGCTATCAGTCGATAAAACCGCACGGGTCAACGGTAAGCTTCTCGATTATCTCAACCACCGGTTCCAAGAGGAACAGCGCGAACTTGGGCCGACTCTGTGGGCTGGGTACAATGCGCTCACCCATTGGGCCACCCACGTCGACGAGACTTGGGAGCGTGAAAACCCAGACGGCACTATCACCGAACTGGCGACCTCACGAGGTAACAGCAATCCGCATCGCGTCCAACTACAGCGCGAAGCCAAGGTCCGTTCGGTGCTCGACTCGGCCCAGTGGCTCGCGTTGGAACAGGCCGCCTAGGATGCTTGATTTCATAACAGCCCTGTATAAATTCGCCGTCGTCATATTGGCGGTAATCATATTATCAATGATTTTTTCATAAGGAACCAAACCATGAAAACCACACAGGAACTACGCGAGGATATCGCGACACTACGTACTGACCTCAATACAATCACTCTCAAGATTGAGAAGGCGCAGACCCAGTTGAGCGATGCACTCGATAACCTCGACGGTGTGTACGATGGCAACGTCTCCGCGAAGGATGACGCCAACCAGTTGATACTCGATCTGGATAAAGGGATTGATACCGGTAGCAAGACGAACCGCAAGGTACAATCGACGCACTACCGTATGCTTGCCCTACTGGATCACTATGGGCCGATGCCTCGGGCACACATTGCCGGAATGCTCGGTATCAAGGAAGCAACCGTGGCGCAGTACTGCCACGTAATACACCATAACGGATTGGGGCGCTTGCAATCCCGAAAAGGTGTTGTTAGTCTTTTAGACGTTGGATGGCACACACGCCACCACGACAACTTCAA